GGATGCTAAACAGTTAATGCCTCAAAATTATTTATTCTGGCCTAAGTCTATGCAGGACCAATTACCTTCTGAGTGGGGATTATTAAACTCAGGAGAACCTGAATTTGCAGGTATAGGACAGAGTACTAAAAATCATTTTTATAAAATTAATGTACCTTCAATTAGATATATCTATATGCACGGAACTGAGAAGCCTGCTGATACTTATACACAACCTACAGTAGATACAGTAAAGTGGGAAGTAGATATGACTAATGATTTTACTGATAATACAAGAATAGACCCAGGTCATTGTTACGGACTAATTATAATGAATGATGCTCCTTATCAGTTGGAAGACCAAAGATGGATGGAGCATTTTTATGTTAAGTCTAATGGAGCTGGAGCTAACTTTTCTTTCTTACCTCAACCTCACGATAGTATAGATAATGATGTAGAGGAAGCTAAGTTTAATGAAGCGATTGGATTTGGTAATCTTAAATTTACTACTGGAACTACTTGGGAAGTTACATTTAGTAAACAATGGATAAATGATAGACACGGAGGTTATAATGATAGCTTACCTAATTATTTAAAAGTTTGTTTTTATAAAGCAAGAATTCAATTCGGAGACCAACATCTAGGATTTTTAATAGCTGATAGTGTTTGGTATGACCAACAGAATTTAGAACAAAGTGCATTTACACCTGACTTCCATTATGGTAATTCATTAGTTAAAAGAGGTACTGCTGTAGCGACATCAGTAGAGAGTCAAGGTTGGACAAGAGAGCCACTTAAATATTCTGTAAAGTCTGTTATCAATTATGCTACAAGAGCAAGAAGTGAACAGTTAGGTGCTAATATAACAGGTGCTACAACTGTACATCTTTTTGGAGAAATTGATTTATTTAATTTATGGCCTTCTAATAACTTATATTTAAATACTTATTATGATATTAATTATGCTCACTCTAATAATACTTATTATACTAATGTTGCAAAGACTACATACAGTGATGTTTCTATAGATGAATATAATAGTTCATTAGGTAATGCAGGAATACCTGATTATATAGAAGCCGTAGTAGCTGAGAGTGGCGAAAGATTAACTTCAGATTCAGGAGAATTATTATGGCAGTAAAGAAACATTCAGACTTAACAAATCAAGCTGACTTACACGAACCTAAGTTACATAAAGCCTCACACGAAGCAGGAGCTTTAGATGCTATAGATTTAAATGAAGTAGGTACAACTGAGAATACTACAACAAAGGTATTACAACCTACAGGTGCAGGTAAAACTCAGTGGAATACTGCAGTTAACTTAGATGGTAAATTAGAGAATACTAAATCAATTCAGACAGCTAGTGATAGAAGATTTTATATAGGAGATAGTAGTACTAACGGCTCTTGGAGGATATCAAGAAATAATCCTTCAGGTAGTAATGAAATATCATTTGAAAAAAGAGTTGCTGGTAGTTATGTTTCACAAGGAAGTTTTCCAACATCAGTAACAGGATTAGAAGTACAGACATTTGCAAACTTATGTTTCACAAAGTTGTACGGTAGTAGTACTAATTTTAGTTATCCTAATGTAGATGATAGAGATTTAGAAAGTTATTACAACTCAAGTGGTTGGGGAAATCCTGCTATAGATTCATCAGTAGCTAACGGTAGTAACTGGCAATACTATACAGAAGATTTAACATATGCTTGGGCTTGTAGTGGAGGTCATATAACTCACTCAGATACAGTTATACATAGTGTAAGAGCTATGGGAGGATTTTCAGGAACAGCAGGAGATTATACTGCTTATCTATTTAAGTTCGCTATTCCTAATAATAGCTCAACTAGTAACCCACCTGATTTTACTTGTGTAGGTAAAGTATCTGTTAATCCTTCTGCAGGTGATTATAGTTATAATGTTACAGGAACTGTATCAGCAGTTGTTATTCCTGCAGGTTATGGATTAGTATGGCTTATTAAGAATGGGACTAGTTCTACTTACTATGGTACTCATTGTGTTAGTGCGAAAGTGTTGGTACCTTAGATGAATAAACAAGTCGAAAGAATAATGAGTGAATGTTATATGTCTACAGCTAAGACAGCGAAGGTTTTATTTCCTGACAGATTCTATTTACCATTCAGTAGAATGCACGAACAATTATTTGAAGTGTTGGATGATAATACTGTACAGAAATTAGTAATAGCTGCACCTAGGGGATTTGGTAAAACATCATTAGTTAATTTAGCATTACCTTCAAGGTATATGTTATTTCAAGATAAGAAGTTTATTATACCAATATCATCTAGTGCAACAAGTGCTGTACTACAAGCAGAGAATTTGAAAAGAGAATTAATGCAGAATGAGAATGTTACAAAGTTATTTGGTAGTGTTAAGTCAGACCAATTCTCTAAAGACCAATGGATTACAGAAGGTGGTACAATGGTAATGCCTAGAGGTAGTGGACAACAAGTTCGTGGACTACTACACGGAAATGAGAGACCTGATTTAATTATCATAGATGATTTGGAAAATGCTGAATCTGTAAGAAGTGAAGAGCAAAGACAAAAATTAAGAGAGTGGTTTTTTGCTGATGTAACTAACTCAGTTAATAGAGCAAGAGATGATTGGAGAATTATAATGATTGGTACAGTACTACACGAAGATGCTTTACTACAAAATCTTTTGGAAGAAAGTGATTGGACTAAATTAAAGTTATCATTATGTAATGAAGTGTACGAATCTAATTGGCCTGACTTTATGCCTGATGAGAAGGTTAAGAGTTTAGTTGGAGAGTATCGTGAGCAAGGATTACTTGATGTATTCTATCGTGAGTATATGAATGTACCTATATCAGTTGAAGACGCAGTATTTAAACCTGACTATTTTCAGAAGTATAAAGAAGAAGATTTATGGAAGAACGACCATAAAATTGAGAATGTTATATTAGTCGACCCTGCTAAGTCAGTTAAATTACATTCAGCATTTAGTGCTGTTGTATGTGTGGGAGTTGATTGTGACTCTAATAAGTTATATGTAAGAGATATGTGTGTTAAAAGATTATATCCTGATGAGTTATATGATGAGATATTTGAAATGCAGAAAGCTTGGAATGTTAGAGTAGTTGGATTAGAAGTAACATCTTTAAATGAGTTTATAACATATCCATTAAGAAATGAAATGTTAAGAAGGAATAGTGTATTTGAATTAATAGAATTAAAAGCAAGAGCAAAGAAAGAAGATAGGATAGCTGCATTAGCTTCCTTTTACAGACAAGGTCTGATATATCACAGAGAAGGAGTATGTGATGTATTAGAAGACCAATTAATGTCATTCCCTAGGTCAAAGTATTTTGATGCTATGGATGCTTTTGCTTACATTGTTGAAATGTTAGAATTAGGTTATAGGTACTTTGAACCTACTGATGAGACATTTGATGACCCTGCAGTGATTGAAGAAGAGTATAGAGAATTAAACAGGCAAGACCCTCCAGCATTAGAGGATTGGAGAATTGCATAACTATGTTCACATTATGAACAAAGGAGACTAATGGCGACAAAGAAAGTATATCAAGGAAGTACAGGACCTTTTTTATTTAATGATGTAAGCACATTTAGTAATGGGCAAACTCATCAAGGATTGATTAGTGAAACAGGTATTACTGTTACTGCAACTGCCGACCCTACTGGAGATGAACTTATTAATGAAACTTACTTAGCTAAAGTAATTAAAAGAGTAACTGTAGCAAATATTAATAACCCTAGTGCTGAACTTAATTTATTAGATGCTGAGAATGGTACATTACTAATTGTATCTCAAGTAGGTGCAGGAGATAATTCACAAGCTTTATATATTGGAGATGAAACTTCATCAGCAGGTGAAAGTGTACCTGACACTGTAGATGGTGTAGGTACTTCTATGTGGATTAAAGTTCAAACAGCTTCAACATCAACAGATACAGTTGCTTATACAGTATCAGGTAAAGTTGGAGGTCCTACTTGGGACACTGCTAGTGGTAATGGAGCTGGTAGAATTTATAGGGACTTATCTGGTAATGGAGATTGGAATGACAATACTTGGTATGCTAATTATGTTAGTGCTACACAGAAGTTTGATTCTATTGTTTTAAGTAAGTTTTTATTAGGAGGTCAACCAGGTGTAAATGCTACAAGTAGTTATGAAATTGTTAGTGTACAGGTTACAGCTTGTGCTGATGGCTCTTCAGTGTTACCAGCAACAGCTGACCCTTCAATGAGGATATACATATGGAAGATGCCTTCGATACATAATTTTCCTTTAAATGTTTCAGCACCTAATAATTCTTCTGCAAGTAAGCAGGATATAATGTTTACAAATGTAGGTGCTACATCAGGTGTTACTATTAATTATACATTTGATGGTGCTACTCATTTCCCTAATGCTTATCAGATAACTAGTGGATATACTTGGGGAATAGGAGTATCAAAATTACAGGATACAGTATCTAGCGCTATCAATACATTTGAGCCTGCATTTTCTATAACAATTAATTATAAGGAGATTTAGAATGCCGAATATTTTAGACCCAAGTAGTAATCAGGAAGCTCAAGGTTCTACAGCTACCAATAAAAATTGGAGTGATGTAGACCATAAATATGACTACCCTGAATTTCTTGGGAAGAATTTTAAACCAGGAACAAAGGAACACGATAAACTTGTTCGAAAGATTTTAAGGAGAGCTAGAGATAGTAGAGATAAAATGCAGGTTAAATATAAGAAGTGGGAAAGAATTGATAAAGCTTTAATTGCACACAATAGTGATGCTACATTAGATGGTCAGAATAGAATAGATGCTGATACACCAATAACAGTTCCTGTATTGTATTCTACATTAGAAACATTATTAACATATTTAACTAAAGCTTTTTTACAAATGCCTATATTCAAATATAAAGCAGTTGGACCTGAAGATAGATTAGGTGCTATATTATTAGAGAAGTTAGTTGAAAATCAATGTACTAAATCTAAGGTTGGTTTAGCTATGCATACATTATTTAGAGATTCATTAGTATATGGTGTAGGTATTGTACACCCTACTTGGATAGCAAGGTATGGTTATAAAGCTACCAAATCAAAGACAGGTTTCTTTGCAAGGATGACAGGTAATTATGAATCTACAGGATTTGAAAAGACTACAACAAGAAAATTAGTTTATGAAGGAAATGGTTTAGAGAACATAGACCCTTATATGTATCTACCAGACCCTAATGTACCTATACATAAAGTACAAGAAGGAGAGTGGGTTGGTTGGGTAGATAGAAATAATTATTATTCTTTATTAGAGGAAGAAGGCGATGAACACGGAGAACTTTTTAATGTTAAATATCTTAAAAATATGGATGCTAAAAGTACACTAATATACGACCTCGATAATACCGCACAATCCAAGTATGACACTAATCCTGCTACTACATCATCCCCAGTTGATTTAGTGTATTTGTATGTTAATTTAGTTCCTACAGATTGGGGCTTAGGTGATGGAGAATATCCTGAGAAATGGTTATTCATCTTGGCAGGAGATGAAGTTATTATTTCTGCTAAGCCCCTAGGTCTCAATCACGAGATGTATCCTGTGTGTGTCGCCTCTCCTGATTTTGATGGATATAGTACTCAACCAAATTCAAGATTAGAAGTAGTGTATCCTTTACAAGAAACAATGGATTGGTTATTCTCAAGTCATATGGCTAATGTTAGAAAGAGTTTAAATGATATGTTAATTGTAGACCCTTCAATGATTAATATAAACGACTTACAAAGTCCTGAGCCAGGTAAGTTAATTAGAACAAGACGAAGTGCTTGGGGTCGTGGAGTTGAAGGTTCAGTTAAACAACTTGCAGTTAATGATATAACTAAAGGTAATATACAAGATAGTCAATTTTTATCAGATCTTATAAATCGTGTGTCAGGTGCTTCAGACTCATTACAAGGTATGACATATAATAAAGGTGAAGCAAAGTCAGCTGCTGAGACAAGTGCAGCTAGGGCTGGTGCTGTATCTAGATTAGATAAAATGGCTCAAGTAATTAGTATGCAATGTATACAAGATATTGGATATATGTTTGCTTCTCATACACAACAATTAATGGAAGAAGATACTTATGTTGAGATAATGGGAAGATGGGAAGAGGACCTTAAGAAAGTTTATGGAGATGAAGGTAATGAAGCAAGAGTATCTCCATTAGATATACTTATAGATTTTGATGTAGTGCCTTATGACGGAGCAATGCCAGGTGGTGAGCCTACAGACTTGTGGGTACAGTTATATCAGATACTAGCACAAAATCAAGAGGTCGCTCAACAATTTGATATGGTTAAGATATTTAAACATATAGCATATCAGATGGGTGCTAAGGGTATTGAAGAGTTTGGTAAGAGGATGAATGATGCTCCTCAACCACAACAGATGGCTCCTGACCAACAAGCAATGGCTGAAGCACAAATGGGAGGACAACCTCAACAACCTGAACAACCACCTGCTAAACCACAACCTGCACAAGGAGGACAAGATGGCAACATCAATAAGTTGGGATAAATTTAGAAAGTCTGAACATTGGACTGAGATTGAAAGAACTTTGAAAGAGAGGTTGAGTCAAATTAGAGATGCTTTGGAAATGGAGAAAGATGAGATGGTTATTCGTAACCTACAAGGTTCTGCTGACCAAGTTAGATTTCTAATAGAACTGCCTGACAATATAATCAATGATAAAGATAGTAAAGGAGAGTTAAAATGATAGATGAAAAAACAAATGAAGAACACAATCAGGAGGGGCTTGATGAAATGTTTGATGATATGCAAGGGAAAACTCCTGAGCCTGAAGAACCTAAAGAAGAAACTTCAGAAAAGAAAGAGGATGAAAGTCCTAAGGAAGAGGATGTTAAAGAAGAAGTAAAAGAAAAACCAGAACCTGTTGAAGAACCTGCCCAAGAGGATGAAGAGCCAGTACGAGAATCATCTTCAAAAGAGGATAAGGACAACAAAGTTCAGGAACAAAAAGAGACTAAAGAACAGGTTGAAAAAGATGAAGAACCTCAAGGTGAGTTGGAAAATTTAAGAGCACAATTAGCTGCTAGAGATAAAACTATTGAAAGTATGTCTCATCAAGCAACTAGTACTCCTAAACCTAAAACATTTTCACAGACTCCTAAAGAACAAGAGCCTAAAGGTAATGTTAAACCACCACCAGAAGTTCCACAGAATCCTAGTGGTGTAAGGAAATTTATAACTAAAGAGAATTATGCTGAAGTTATGAAAGACCCTGCAAAGTTTAATGGTGTGTTAAGTCAAGTGTATAATACTGCAGTTGAGAATACAATCGTTAATGTACCTAGGATGGTTCAAAAGTTAATAAACCAACAAACAACTTTGAATGCTAAGGTTGATGACTTCTATAAGAAGCATAATGACTTAGTACCTTATAGGAAGTTTATTGGTTTCGTTGCGAATGAGTTGTCATCCAAAAACCCTACTTGGGGACTTGATGAGTTATTTGATAATGTTGAAAAAGAAACTCGTAAGCGATTAAGTCTTAATAAGGCTACAAACCCTTCAGGTAAAGGCACGGCTAAAACAAAGCCAGCTTTTGCTAAGACTAAGAAAAGCGCTACACGAGACAACACTCAGAAACCTATCACAGACCTTGAGAAAGAGTTGAAGGACTTAATGTAAATCAACCTAACAGGAGGTACATAGATGGCAGAAGTAATAGTAGTTGGTAAATATGTAGACCCTATTCCAGGAGCTGGTAGTACATCAGCAACTTGGACTAGGCATCTAAATAGAACCAAATGTCACAAGTACGAAATAAGTACATACACCTCAGATGGTGCTCCAATAACTAAAGTGTTGGAACATTATCAAGGTTATGTAAATGCCACCTCGTCAGCATCAGGAGCTATAAGTTTACAGCTTCCAAATGCTAATGAGATGGGAGCAAATGCAAAGGTAGTAATTAACTTCACTAAAGCCACTACTAATTTAACAATAGTAGATAATGGTGGTGGAGCAGGTGATACTGTAGTATCGACAAGTAAACTTTGCACTTGCACAAGTGATGGAGATAGCTGGGCTATTGTCCAATCGTAAACAATAACTAAAAAAGAAGGAGGAATGTAGCTATGGCTGGATTTCTTGGAATGAGGGGAACAGGAAGTTGGGTTACCGACCAGCGACCTAAGAATTGGAGGGAGATGATTTTATATTTATATCCTAATGGTTCTGCTCCATTAACAGCGGTATTAAGTAAAATAAGTGAAGAGTCTACTGATGACCCAGAGTATAATTGGTGGACAAAAACACTTCCAACACAGACTGCAACTACAGCAGGTTTGTACACATCTTCAGGATTAAGTGGTAACCCTACAGGTTCTGATATTGCAGGTACAACTCTGTATAAAAAGATGACAGCAACTGAGGTAGCTAATTTTAGAGCAGGTCAAACTGTACTATTAAGATTAACTACTAACCAAGCACAAGATACAGTAGGTAAAGTAACTGGTATATCAGTAGCTGGTGCTTCATCTTATGCAGCTATCAAATTGCTTGAAGCGAATAATGGTTTAGTGCAAACTGCTAATTATTGTCAAGTGATTGGTACAGTTAATTCTGAGGGTGCTGGTTCACCTGAAGCTATCACATACGACCCAACTAAGTTCACAAATTTTACACAAATTTTTAGAACTCCATTGGAAATATCTCGTACTGCGAAAGCAACTAGGTTAAGAACTGGTGATGCTTATAAAGAGTTAAAAAGAGAGGCTCTTGAATTACACTCTATCGAAATGGAAAAAGCATTTCTTTGGGGAGTTAAATCAGAGAACACAGGTTCTAATGGTCTACCTGAAAGAACTACAGATGGCTTAATCAATTTCATTAATGCTAATGCGAGTGGTAATGTATTAGACTTTGTTAATGATACTGATATAGTTGCTCACGGTGGTGCTTCAGGAGATGATTGGACTGCTAGTGGTGAGGCTTTCTTAGATTCAACTCTTGAGCAAATCTTCAGACACGGCTCATCTGAAAAGTTAGCCTTGTGTGGAAGTGGTGCTTTATTAGGTATTCAAAAGATAGCTAAAGCAACTGGTAATATCCAACTTAAACCTACAAGCGAAGCTTATGGTATTAAAGTTGTTGAATGGATAACACCATTTGGAACAGTTACTCTTAAGACTCATCCATTATTAAGTTATGAGTCAGGTACTAGAAATCAAATGATTGTATTAGAACCTGATAAACTTAAATACAGATACATTACAGACACTAAATTTAGTGATGTAACACAAGCTGGTATTGATGGTTTGAAAGAAGAGTATCTAACTGAATGTGGACTTGAAGTTCATCATCCAGAATGTTTCGGAATATTAAAAGGTATTGGATTGGATAACCCATCCTAATCTTTAGTATTCTTTAATCTAAAGGGAGAGTGTTCGGAGCCTCTCCCTTAATTAACGGAGGTTAATATGGCAGGACCAGTAGATGAGTTTTTAAAAGAACTCGGTAAACAAAATAAATCAGGACAAGCCACTGGTGGTACAGGTAGTAGTGGTAGTGGCTCAGGTAATCGTGGTGGTGGAGGTGGCTCTAAAAAAGACACTAATAAAAGTAAAGGTCACGGAGTTGACAATAGGAAAAAGAAAGAACCTGTA